ATGTATACGAGTTAACAGCTGCGCCTTTGATACGAGCTGAACCACAGATATTGAGATAGTCAACATAGATAATATCAGGCTTAAAGCCTTTCTTCATCTTGAGCTCATTAATAAGATGTCGGAAGTGACCAGCATGAGCAGAAGCAGTAGGGTATTCCTTAATAATAAGTTTACCTTTAGTCTTACTCGATACGCGATCAATCTTCTTCTCATATGCATCTCTAGGAAGCATCTTGAGCTCATCCATAGTAACGTTAAGAAGATTAGCATCAATACGCTCAGCAATCTTCTCTTCAGCCATCTCTAGAGTAATATAAAGTACATTAAGACCTTGATTCAAATTAGCTGCAGCACAGTGACACATAAACAGAGACTTACCAACACCAGTACCAGCAAGCGCTACATTAAGAGTCTTTTTAGATAGTCCGCCTTTAGTAACCTTATTGAGTAGATCAATATCAAAAGGAATCTTCAACTCTTTTCTATTATAGAAATCGAATCGCTCCATTGCATCGTCAATGAAGTCATGACCAATATGAGGATCAAAAGATACAGATAGAGCATCAGAAAGAAGTTTAGGTATTGACCCTTTCTCTTCTTTACCTTTACCATCAATGATCTGAATACTATCCATGATAGCATTATAGACAGCTTTTTCTTGACAGAACTTTTCAGTACTCTGAATAAGCCATTCGCGATCTTTCTCTTCGATAGGTACTAATGATTGAATAGTTTCACTAGCAGTCTTAACCTGCTCGTCACTCAAACCAGATGTACTACCCAGTTCAATCAGCAGAGCATCCTTCGAAGGAAGGCTTGTATACTTCTCATAATAATCGAAGAATAGATGATAGATCTTCTTATCTACTTGATCAGAGAAGTACTCGTCTTTCAAATAGGGTATAGTAGTTCTTACATACTCTTCGTCAGTTAACAGCCCATTAAAGATGCTTCTCTCAATCATTATCAGTAGCTTCTAACTCATCTTGCTCAATAGTCTGATCCGTAACAACAATCTGATCATCACCATAACAGAACTCTTGACGAGCAGCTTCATTGATTCTCTTAAGTACTTCTTCAGTAAAGTATTTCTTAGGATCACTATAGATTGTTTTCGCAAACGTCTTAGTGCCATCAGGCAATTCGATACGAGTAGATACCTGATTGAAGATACCATACTTACAAGCTAGCTCAACTAGTCCATAATATCGATCAAGGCCTTTAGTAAACGACAATCGCACTTCCACCTTACTCTGCTCTTTAGTTAGTCGCGACTTATGCATAGTAACTTTAATAATATTACCTACTACATCTTTACCATCGCGATCTTTCTTCTTACCAAGCATTACTATAGAAGACGCAGCATACTTCAGACCAGTACCACCGCCGATTTCTTTCATCGGAACATATGAACCAATAACGTCATACACATGGTTAGTTACTAGCATAGGAATACGTACCTTAGCCAGTTTCAAAGTAAGTACTCGGAAGGTAGCTTTAATCAACTGCGCTTTAGTCATATCGCGAGTCTCTTTACCATCAGCAGTATCTTCTAGCTCTTTAGTAGTAGACAGCAGACCAAGAGAGTCGAGTACAAACATCATCGGCGGGCGGCGATCTTTAGGTTGCTTCTCATATGCATCAATTACCTTAAGCGCATGAGTTCTAAACGACTGAATAGTATCAGGCTCAGCAAGAATAACTCTTGAAGTATCAATACCACGAGACTCCATCATATCTTTAGTTACAGCAGCTTCAGTATCATAATATACAACACCAGCATCTGGATTATTAGCTAGGAAATGCTGAACAACTCCTAGAACGAAAAACGTTTTGCCAGTCGCCGATTCTCCTGCGAAGGCAGTAACTTTGTTATTTGGCACGCCGCCAAAAATACTACCGCTGAGAGCAGCATTAAGGATATAGCTACCAGTGTCAATAGTGCCAGTAAACTCAGCACTACCGGTTCCATCAGCTGCGATAACCGTATCTTCATCTTTAATATCATCTACTAGGTTTCTAAAAAAATTACTCATTATATATCTCCTCTTATATCACTCATTATAATATATCTCGCATGTTAAGTCAACTAGAAATTAAACGCAATTGAAATTCTTGGTTCATTTTCTTGTTCATCTTTGTCATCGCAAAGGATAGATGAATTCGAGATGTTTCTTCTAACTGGAGTCTTACCATTTATTGCTTTTTGATATCTAGCCTTCGCTCCATCCACGCCAGGCAATTTACTGTTCTCTAAAACTGATGCAATCTCTTTAGGCATGATTGGAGGTACTGAATGATCTAACCAAGGCGGGAATATAAGTAATTGACCTGAGGTACCGAAATGGTCATACTCTTGTGCACAATTAGTACCTGCACCAAATATTCTACCTGCTGGTCTAAACCAGCTATCCATTAATCCAGTTAACGGAGATTTGAATCGTGTTGGTTGTTGATTAATGTTAACCTTTACATAGAGTACAGCTGATACAAACCAGTTACGGTGATCATGAATCGGATACCAATCCTTTTTATTCTCTAATACATTCCACCAACTAATACCGTAGTCAGAATTAAGCTTTTGATAAATGAACCTTTTATCAGCTCCGAGATCTTCACAGTACTTGACCATCTCACGTCTTACTATCTTCTTTATCTCATCACCGCCATCTGTAAGAGATAGCGGATCAGCACCTGAACCTTTATCTTGCTTCTCATCTAGTAAATTGAGATGAGATTGCACGCCCTCTTTAAGCTCACGAGAATTATATTGATCCATAATAGAGGTACTTAATCTATTAAATAACTTCTCTTCATATATGTCAACCACCTTAACTGGTATACTCATGTTATTCAGGAAGGCCATCTAACACCTCTTTTAATCCAAAGTTGCAATTGATTGATACCCTATACAAATCAGTGCCTGTACTTTCATGCAGATCATGTCCGAAACTATGACTTACTAGCTTTGGATCTTTTGAGAAGCCGTGGTCAGGTGTATTGACTGTGTGCTCTAGCCACGCCGGGAAGATAATTAGATCACCTTTTTTTGGATAGATATGCGTCTCTTGTTCCCATCTACCTCTATGACCAAATGTACTGCCTGGCCACCAGGTATTAATAAGTCCAGCAATTGGTGATTTGAAAATGATTGGCATATTACCAGGGCCTTCTGTAGGATAATATGCGCATGAGATAAAATATATATTATGATCATGCCAGGCGTAAGTATCATCATGTTCAAAGACATTAAACCATGAGCTGTTCACCCATGTATCACCTTTTTTAAGTTGATTATATTTAGAGATAGAGTTTACATATTGGGTTACATGCTGTACGATAGCTGTTTCTAAAGCAGGCCATTCAGATACAGGCTCCATCGCTACACCTTTTTCGGCTGTAATAAACTTACCGTTGATGTCGTGATGACTAGCTGTTCTAATTAGTACCTGGCCTGTGGTATCCATATCACCAAGATTTTCTTTCTTCTTGAGAAAGAAGCTAACACAATCATCTATTACAGATTGGTTAATGTCACCAACTCGGCGGCCGTCTTTTACTCGACTACCAAGTATATTTTCATGGAACACTGGTATACTAAAAAAGTCTTTCACTATTTTTCAGTACCTTTATATACCTTATCAAGCGCATCACTGAACTGTTCAATCTTCTCTAGTCTATTTGGCCAGTAAATATATCCCTTCTCAGGATTAGCCTTTAGATTATTTAGAAGTGGTTGAACCATATTATAAAGCGCGTTCAATCTATCCTCAACAGCTGATACATTATCAGATGCTTCAGAGACCTTAGCAGTTGCCTGCTGTACAGCCTCCAGCTCATCCTCATCCATCGCGCTGAAGCCAAAATCAAAATTAAATTTATCGTTAGCCAAAGAAAGCCTCCAGGGTCATTTGTTTCTCTACATTCCATCCAATTGAATCAATCACAGTACGCATAGGTTCAAGGAACGCTTTATCGAACTGAGTATCATAATCAATATACTTATCAAGCTCTAACTGCCTCGGTAGAGTGCTTGCAATAGCAATCACATTCTCCCTACTTGGATTAGGTACTCTGAGATAGCAGAACTTAACTTTATCACCTTCTTGTATAGGTTGGAATCTATCTAGTTTATGCTCTTTAAGTAGGTGATTAAACATCAAAGCACCACGAACGTGAATCGGAGTACCTTTCTTGTAAATCATCGAACTATCCATATATTTAGTAAGACCTTTGCAACCTCTTGGAAATGCAACATCTTCGAATGGCATAGTTCTAAACTCTTCTCTAAAGTCGTCGATAAACTTAATAAGCTCATTCTCACCATGGTTCATAATAATTGTAAGAGCTTTCTTAATATTCTCACGACACGATGAAGGCGTACTTGATCTTACAGCTTCGATACCCATAATCTTAAGCTTAGGTTCTTCGTATCGCACACCTTCAGAGTCAAACACGTTCATGATATAACGTTTCTTAGCAGTCCAAATAGCTTTATTGCCAATATTCTCACGCTTCATTACCATTTTATTTTCCATGGCATTGACGTATTCGGATAACTTATCATAGGACTTTTCGATTACAGGTTCAATAATCTTTTCACAAGATGTATCTAGAAAGTCAACAATAGTTTTATCATCAGCACCATCGGGATACACTTTCTTAACCAACTTCTCAAGCGTAATATATACAGAGTCAGTATCGATAGCAACAACAAAGTCCTCATTGGTTGTACCAAGAGTCTTATTAAGCCATTCGTTAAGATGTTTCTCAATCCATCGAATAGACAACTGGCCACCTAGAGTAATTGACTCGGCATACTTAAGATCAAACCACCTGAAGTATTGATTGCCTAACGCACCATAAGCTGAGTTGAGCTGAATCTTTTTAGCTAGCTGCATATTATGACATTGAGATATCTTCTTAGTCAACTCATTAGAAGGATTCTTCTCATACTGACGTTTATAGTCAAGCATTCGATTCTTCCATACAACCCGGTCATCATACATCGATTGCATAAGAGTAGGTAAGAAGCCTTTATAGTCTTTATCATATAAGTCACCAGTTGCAGCAACAGTAACGTTTCGTTCTACTAACTGAGGCTTATAATCATTCCAAGCACCATCAATAATACTCTGAATAGAAGGCGCAGCACCAATCTTACCTTTCCAGGTCTCAGGTGAGATATTATATTGCATAATCAAGTGAGGGTATAGCGAGTTAAGGTCGAAGCTAACAACCCATTTACTCATTCCAGTCTTAGGATCTTTAACGTAAGCACCTTCAGCTTGACGTTCTTTCTCAACCATATTGAACTGAGGTACTACGACCTTCTTTTGCATTAGGTGATTGTGAATAATCAGATCCCACATACGAACAGAGGTAAAAGTATCTTGATAGTTTACTTTAGCATCGTATGCAATCGCATATACTTGCTCGAGCAACTTAAGCTTATCGTCAAGGCGAGCAACTAGCTCAACGTCTTGAATATTGTAGTCAATAAACTTTTCCCAGTCATGCTTATATAAGTCGAATAGACTATCATGCTCAGAGTAATCTAACTTCTTCTCACCTAACTCAATATGAGCAATATTGTTTAGACTATAACCATCTCTCATTACAAATGTAAACTTACGATACATTTGCAAATAGTCTAGAGTAGATACACCTACAATATCATAGAACAGGCTTTCACGACCAGCAATAACAACTCGACGTTCTTTTACTTTCTCGAAAGGGGATAGTTTTCTTGCGAACTCTTCACCGCACACTCTAGTAATACGGTTATAGATATAGGGAATATCGAAACCTTCAACGTTCCATCCAGTAATGACATCAGGATCAACTGCCCTATATGCATCCATGAACTTCATCAGAAGGTTAGCTTCGTTTGTACACTTGATATAGTGCACGTTATCTTGCTTAGGTGTATATGCTTGACAGCCTAGAACAACGAACTTATCTCTAAACTTAAAAGCAATAGCAGTGATCTCTTTATCGGCTCTCTCAATATCAGGAAAGCCTTCATCAGCTGCAACCTCGATATCGACATTCATTACTCTGATCTGTTCGACATCATATTCAACGTCATGATACTTATCATTCAGATAGGTATAAGCATACATCGGTAGACCATGCACTTGTGCATTACCGATATCTTTTCTACGTTTGATGAAGTTTTGAGCTTCGAAAGGGGTGTCGAAGTCCATACGTTTAACGGGCTTACCATCTAGAGTATGATACTCAGTTGGTCCGTTATAAGGTGAGACAAAAAGATAAGGACGGCAAGGTTCCATATAACTGAAACGCTCGCCGTTTTCATACCCGCGATGGAGTATCTTATCACCTAAAAGCTGTACATTAGTATAAAATTTCATATTATCATTATATAATTAAACACGGTAAAGGGCAAGCCTTTTATTCAAAATCTAAAGCAACTCTGCCCTTAAGATATTCTTTATGTTCGTCCGTTAGACCAGTTGCTTCTATGCCTGCATAGATTGCGTCTTGATCAGCAGCTACACATGCAGCCTTAAACTCATCAGTAACTGTATCAACACACTCAACAAAGGCGATAACATGTTGCGTTACAAGTGGGATAGTCTCGAAGCCATCATATGCTTCAACTGCAGCTTGAGCAGCTGCGATTACTTCATCAGTTGTTTCAGGGAAGTAATTTCTAATTTCTTTTGCAAAATAAATCTCAATTGCCATTTTTAACTCCTTAAAGTGACAAGGGGATGTTACTCCCCTTGCACATATTTATAAAACTAGGCAAGTGGAGTAAGCACAACGGCCATCAGAGCGACGGTACCGATGAGCATAATGAACTCAGCTAGTTGCGGTGCATTAGCCCGCAGTTTTTCTCTCTTAAACATTTTTATCCTCGTTTAATCAATTGTGATTGTACGAGGCTGCTTCTCTTCTGGGATTTCTAACTTCAATTTAACTGCAAGAATACCGTCCTGAAATGAAGCTCCAGCTACTTGGACATACTCAGATAAACGAAACGAGCGTCTAAAATTGCGAGTGGAAATACCACGATGGATAACCTCTCGACCTGAGCTCGTATGCTCACCTGTGATTCTTAGGGACCGTTCTTTCTGCTCAACTTTGATATCTTCACGTTTGAAACCAGCAACCGCAACTTCGATTAGATACTCAGTCTCACTCTCTTTAACGATATTATGAGGTGGGTATGAATCGTTTGCATGCCGTGTTGTAGTTTCCATCTCTTCTAAAAGACGCTCGAAACCAATAAACGCTGAACGGGGGAATAGTGTTTGTACTTTCGTCATGTCGCATTATCTCCTATGATTTTAGCAAGACATTATGTAAGCCCGACCATCGGCGCTTACCATATTATATATAAGACCTTCTTTGTTAGAAGGCAAGTTTTTTATCAATATATTGTTTAATAAAATTGATATGGTTATTATAGTGGCTTTCACCGAATGGTGCAACGTCTTTAAACGATTTAACCATATCAGCTGGCGTAAGATCATTAGCCGTTGTATATCTGTGATAGTAAAAGATATGAGGCGCTACTTTAGTATGATCAACCATTGAGTGACATTCGTTAAAGACTTCAGCAGCTTGGAAGATATTCATTGAGTCTGTTTTCCATTTTACAATCGACGTTGTGTTAAAAACAGAATTAAGTTGCCGTCTTACCTCATCATCAATCTTAAGGTCTTGCCACTTCTGTTTTGCTTCAGCGTGATCAATCTCAGTAAATATGCCAGATTGTTCCCAGGTACGCTCAAATTCAGATGGATTGGACATAAAGGCTGTATCAGCAGCTCTTGACATCATAAGCGGATAGTAGTTGTAAGACTGATTAGGAAAATTTGTTATCAGCCATTTGAATTGCTCTAAAAATGATTCAGGTGTTTCAGTTGGCAGTCCAATAATTTGACTATATGTTGCTCTATATTTACCTAATGTCTTATTAAAGTAGTCCTTAACATCAAATAGTGACTGCTTAATTCTATCTGGTGCCATACCTTTACCAATGGACTTAGCTGCGCTATGAGTAAATGACTCGATTCCATAGAAGTGAGACCACAAGCCCATCTTAGCGATATGTTCCCAATCCTCTGGTCTAGCAGCAATCAAGTCTCCTCTCAGGAAACCAAACAACTCTAGCTCAAAGTCTAGTGATTGTACAGCATTACCATAACCTATTAACTTCTCAGTTCTATCATTGATTGTTTCATCGCCAACAGTATATGCCGCTACACCCCATCGCTCATAATTCTCAGTAACCTCTTCTTTGAAGCCATCGAGGCATCTAGTATAATCACCCTTTACTCCTAGTACAGAAAAAGAGCAGAACTTACATTTAAACTTACATCCACGGGCCAGCTCAACCGTCAAGATTTCATCAGGTTGTATAAAGTCTCTAACTTCATATCTTGTGATTAGATTTTTTTCTGGAAAGGCTGGGTGATACGTATTACACTCAACAACTTTATAGATGCGTTTCTTATAATTGTATTCTTTAATTACTACATTGTTTGGTTTACCTTGAAGGTACTGCAGCAATTGCACCATACCTTTCTCACCAAACCCAGTACAGAAATAGTCAACAGGATTATATGCAGCGCTGGCCATCAAATTCATACTGCCAGCAATAATAGGTATCCAAGGGTATGTCTTTTTGAACCAAGCTAGTTTCTCGTTCTGCTGTATCTTAAGCCGTGAGCTTGTCATAGCAAATAGGGTGCTAATCCCTAGGAACTTTGTCTTTCTACTAACCCTGAGTTTAATAAACTGCTGAAAATCTTCAAGCGGCCAGGCCTGCCAGAAATCAATTACTTCAACATCCCATCCATGATCTCTTAATTCGCTCGCAATCCTATGCGCGCCAGGCGCACGTTTAATAGAAACCCACTCTGTTGATAAAGCTTTAGAGTGGGTTGTCTGTATATTGCTGCTGTGCTGGATTCTGGAATCAGATGTGTCTTGTCTCTCAACCATGCCACCTACAATGATGCCATGACCTTGATAAGAAGCCTTATCCGTAGCTATTATCTGCAAAATAAATTCCTATCGTTTTTTACCGATATTGTACTTTGCGACAAGCTCCCATTGATCTTTCTGATTGAAAGGAATAATTTTAAGACGTGATACTGGAATCGTATCTTTAGTAACATCACTATTCACTACCTCTACTAGCCCCCAATCTGACAATAGGTTCGTAATAGTATTACGACGCTGCTTATCCTCAGTTGTGAAGTCAGTTGGCTTACCATCAAGATCAAAAAGCTCTTTGAAGTGCACAATATAATACCTGCCTTGCTTATGTAAAATATGGCAGGATTGAAATAACGTATTTGTTTTCTTTGACGCTACGCCTATGCGTGTTAAAGTCTCACGGACTTTAAGGAAGTCATCTTCTTGTTTAAGAAGTACTTCCACTAAGTGTTCTACAAGATTCATTATTATTCACCTTTATATAATCTCGTTTTCAGTTCTTCAACTTGATCAGGGGAGAGGATTTTTAGATATTCAGTAGCCAATAGATAGTCTACTTTATAATATTCCATGACAACGTCAATGCTCTCATTATCTTGCTTCTTGAACCACTTGCTAAATCTCTTACGAGGTCTGATACTATTTAGGTAATAATCATATGCGAGACGTCCAGCCATTGCTGGTCGCATATTCATCTCATTTGCGTAGAAAATTGTATCCGGGTATAGTGATAGAGCCTTATTAATGATAAAGCCCGGATAGCTTTTCTCATCTAGCTCATCTTTCATAATATCCTTCTTATTGAAAGATATTGAATTTACATAATCAAAAGGGTTCATTACCAATGCCTTATATTGCTAGCTATAATAACTAAGCAAGTAATAAAATTAACAACAACAATTACTGTACGAATGATTGCTACCTTATCGGCTTCCCAATCATCATCACCTTCTTTTTCGCCAAGACTTTTAGCCCAAAGTCTCCACATCTCTTTCATTCCATCCTCCGAAAGACATCACTCCAATGATCAGCCAGTACTCGTCTGGCTTCATTGACCAGAGCCTCATACTTTCTTATGATCTCTGCAGCCTCTTTAACAGTCATTTTTTTGTCGTTACTTGAGCTCACAGTTCACCATAATCTCAGCAAGACATGCAGACATATTTAGCTCTTGATCAGCTACAAATGCAGCCTTGTATTGATAATCAGCTAAGGTAAGTACTAATTGAGGGATGGCGCTAGGAATAAATAGTGTTGCAGCTTGGTCGTAGAATTTACGAAATACAGTTGCTGGATCGTTGTCGGCATTTTCAGCTACCCACTTACGCACATTAGTGAAGTTCTTGTCCTTCATAAAGCTAGTAAGCTCAGATAGTGATACCTCTTGAATATTGGCAAGGATGCCAGTATCAATCTTACCTGTAACACTATAACGTTGAATCTCATTCAGCACCCGACGCCAGTCAGGGAAGTACTTCTGAATCATTGCCGCTACAACATTCTTATCATACTCAATGTTCTCAATGTCTAGAATATTACATAGACGTTTAAAGAATTGAGAAGCAAGTGCTGGCTTATCAGAGTTCTTAATACCGAAATCAATCACTGAACATCTTGAATGAAGAGGCTCAATAATACGATTCTTAAAGTTACAAGTAAGAATGAAGCCACAGTTGCTCGAGAACTCTTCCATAAAGTTCCGGAGAGCTGGTTGAGTCGAGTTAGCGTTTAGGTAATCAGCCTCGTCAAGAATCACATACTTGCGGCCACCTTGAAAAGAAACACTAGACGCGAACTGCATAATCTCATTTCGCAGAGTGTCAATATTGCCATTCATACTACCGTTAATGACAATATAGTCACAACCCAGTTCTTCTAACACTGCTCGAGCAACTGTAGTCTTCCCTACACCAGGACCCCCGGATAGGATCAGGTTAGGTACGTTCCCTTTGGAGACAAACTCTTCAAAGGTATTTTTAATATCTGCAGGTAGAATAGTATCAGCCAACACACGAGGCCGATACTTTTCTACAAACAAAAACTCATCACGAATACTCGTCATACATCACTCCATACATTATATAATAAAATCTATTTTACGCGCTTTTGCGTAAATAGGCAAGCACATTCAGCGGTGCTGTCTCTCCATATGGATCATCAGGAGCATTATCTTGAGGATTAGGCTCAATAAACCACTTCTCAATCTTACCATTATTAATAATACAAGCATAACGCCATGAACGATCACCAAAACCGAGATTGTCTTTAGCTACACTCATGCCCATTTTACGAGTAAACTCTGCACTGCCATCTGGAATCACTTTTACCTTCTTGATCTTCTGTGCTTTAGCCCAAGCATTCATTACAAAAGAATCGTTAACAGATATGCAGTAAATATCTTTAATGCCTAATGCTTTAAATTCAGCATAGTTATCTTCAAAGCCGGGTAGCTGCATTGTTGAGCATGTAGGAGTGAATGCGCCAGGCAGTGAAAATAGTACTACTCGCTTATTTGCAAATAGATCATAGCTGTTAACATCTTCCCAACGATAAGGATTATCACCTCCGATCGATGCGTCACGCACACGGGTTTTAAAGGTAACAGCTGGTACAATCTGTTCCAGCTCTTGTTCATTATCTTCAAGGAAATCCCACCGACGTGTGATTTTAATTTTATCAGTCATATTATTCTCCAGTATAACTTGAATTTGCTTCAGTAGCAATAAAATATTCTAGCTTTGGTCCGAGCTCATTAGTAGAGGTAAACTTAGCAATACCCTTACGTGAAATCTCAACCAAGTAGTTCAAATTGAGTAGCTTAAGATTCTCTACTTTGAATACGAATTTGAACTCGTTATCAGTCTCACCAATCTCACTGCCATAAGTATCAGCAGTAGGATTCTTACTATCTTCAGCAGCAATCTGCACTTGACCATTTCGGCCAATAACACTTACTTCAGGTAGCTGCATTACACTTGCAGCACGTAATACTGATTGAATCTCGTTCCATGTAATTTCAACACTTACCTCAGGTTCAGGGAAGTCAATCTTCTTCTCTGGAGGGGTGAGAATCATTGAAGGCTCAGCAAAGGTATAATTAATAGCTTTACGTCCTTCGCTGATAGTTACTCGTTGTTCATTGAATGCTAGTTCAGGACTTTCAAAGAGTGTAAGCACTCCAAGGAAGCGATTAAGGTCATAAATACCACCAACAACAGGAAACGTTTCATCTACTGTAGCAGTAGCAATAACAGTCTTCTGAGGCGAGATAGTACTTACTTCTTGACCTGGTTTAAATAGTACAGAAGGATTAATCTGCGAAAAATTCTTCAATACACTTACAGCGTGTTCACTTAATTCCATAATATATACTCCACTCTATTTCTTACGTTTCATTTGCGATTGATCAGCTGTTGCTGTTGCACCGATTGCAGCTAGATCTTGTAGACTACCACCGAAGATATAAGATCCCATATGAGACAATTGCATCCACGGACATAACCAAATGCTCATACCCATATTACGTACCCATTGACAGAACATATAGTCCTCAGATAGATAACGATTAGAGTATGTCTTCTTATTAAGGCCTGTTCGCTTATCAGCAAGGAACTCAATAACTTCATCTTTAGTAGGATTAGGATTGCTTTCATACAAAGCAGTAATCTCAGGTACAAGGTTCTGAGACTTATCATCAATCAATGCATCAAAGTAAGCCATGATCTCTCGCGAGCCGTCAAACTCAGCAGTACGTACATGATCAGGCTTATACATCATTTGAGGATAAGTTTCATTAAATCGCTCAAACGTCTCTCTACGAATCATCATAAATCCAGTACCGCTTTCAAGCACCTCTTGAGGGCGATCAAGCTTAATACTATTTTTACCATCAGCAGGATTGAATACATAGTCACCAACAAACTTCTCTAGTACACTAGGATCTTCATCTGCTACACCTGCATCAACTGCCTGCTTAATTTTCTCCCACGAGATACACTTCTTAGGATATGGGCCACACAATACATCAAACGCCTTTCCGTCATTGATATCAGGATGGCCATCAATCATACCTAGCAATGCCAATACATCCTGAGCACTGAACCCGATATCAGAATCAATAAACATCAAGTGAGTACAATCACTGCGCATAAACTCATCAGCACAATAATTACGAGCTCGAGTAATAAGCGATTCATTGAACAGATAATAAAACCTGAGAGGAATATTATGAGCTCTAAACAATGCAGATAGGTCATTAGTAGATTTAGTAAACATACCTGCACATTGACCGCCGTACATAGGCGCAGCGATCATTAGTTTCTTTTCGCGAATCTGATCTAGATTAACAGTTAGTTCCATTATGCACTCTCAATTTTCTGCATGAATAATTCACATACTGGTTGACCAGGTTGCAGAAAAAGTTCACCACCGCCAACAGTTAGATGACCAGATACTAGGCCTTTATAGCCGGGCTCAAGGATAAGTGATTCAACAGTAACACCGCCATTAAATAGGTCGGCAGTAGGTTTTAGAAATGCAACATGACCGTCAGGTACATTAATATAAACATCACTAGAGAATTCATATACACCAGGATACATATGCCAAATCTCTCGATTCTTACTAGGGTCACCTGGATCGATCATCGTAGGGATTTCATAAGTTTCACGCTTCATGTAATTATCTTCTGTACTTACCAGAGGATTACCTTGAAAGCCACGGCACTTGTCAGCCGATACTTCTACTGAGATAGCTTTATAACCATCATCATCTACACCATTTACATATGGCTTAGGATTAACAAACATTTTATTCACTCCTATATTTTGTGTCATGTTGTTTATTGATACCGTAATCACCGTCATACTGTGCTAGTGATTCAGATTTATACAGTAGGAATTGACCTACTCTTGTATTGCGTTGCAGGATAAAATCACCACATGTTACATGAAGTGCACCGGCCATTACACCATGATACCCTGAATCGTATAACCCAGAAGTAATATATACTCCATTACGGTTCAAAGTAGAGCGTGTAATAACAAACCCAGCTTCGTCATTGCCCATATGAACAATATTCTTCATTAGAATTTCGTATGCTCCTGGCTTTAAAGTCCAGTAGCCGTCAGCATCAGGAAACAGTTCAACTGAACCTCTATGCACCTTCTTCTCTTCATTAAGAACAAAGCCGACATTATTAATTTCGTACACTTTATCGACACGTAGATCAACCGCATTAGGCTGTACGTCTCCAGGCTGTACTTCGGTAAGGGTAGATTGCGTCTCATCAGACATAATATGAATCATAATTTATACACCATTCGCAAAATAATAAGGATTTTCTTTTGTACTAAAGGTTTTAACTTTCACAGGAACATTATTAATAAAGTCAAGCTTAAGTACTGAGTTCGCAGGAGTCCTGACGCTATCAGTAAATTTAGTACTCGATATATTTAGCTGATCGTCAATGAACATCGGAGATATTTCGTTCCTAAAAAGTAAAATATCTCCCTGCTCATACATCAAGCAACTAAATGTGCCATCTACAAGACTAAGATCCCTGTCTTGTATATACCACCAATGCAGCAATCTCGTATCCCATTTAGCTTTTGTATAAAGAGCATTTTGCATCATCTTAATACAATCTTCTTTAAGGATACCATTATGCCACATATATGTATCACATACACTCGTGTATGGCCATACGCACCATTCACTAGGATGAACTGTATCCATAGACTTAGCTTCAGTAGTCGGAGCTTGAATATGACCAATCCAGTATACACCCATATAGTCTTCGACACCAGAAGCATCAAACTGACCTAGACCTCTCTTAATAATCTTAAGGTCTCTTTTAATTGGATCATACACAGAGATAGAATACGAATGAAATCCTCTATACGAGTTTAGTTCCATAAGTTCGTAAAACACATCTCTACTATACGATCCAAAAATAGCACACATTAAGCTTTATACCTCTCAATTAGACTTTCCCAGTCGATATCAGTTTGATATTTGATCGGGTCTGCAATACCTGCTTTCGCGAAGTTAGCAATACGTTCAGCACAAGTAGGACATGTACCACAGCTTGCTCCCTCATTATTAGGATTATAACATGAAAGTGTACTTAAAAGCAACTGTTCTTTTCCTAATTCAAGACAAAGTTTAATCTCTTCTTGTTTAGACAGATGACTAAACGGAGCCACAATCGATACTTTATGAGATCTATTCTGACTAGCTACATCATTAAGACTATCAACAAACCGTTGAGACGTATCCCAGTAACCGTATTCATCATGAACCTGCAGCCCAGTAAATACATGAGAAGCATTTTGCACTTCAGCATACGACATAGTAAGCGATAGCAAGATCATATTACGAAACGGTACATACGTTACAGGTTGCGGATCACCAAGCACGTCCTCGATTGTAGGCATATCAACAGAAGTACCACCGATATTAGCAGACATCGGTTTAGCGATATCACCGAGAATACCAAGATTAAGAATCTTATGCTTGATGCGTAATGCATTACATAGTTCAAAAGCCTTCTCTAACTCAACTCTCTGCTTCTGACCATAGTCGTAAGACACTGCAGAGACATTGTCTGCCCCATACTTTGCTACTAGTAACATAGTCATCACAGACGAGTCTAACCCTCCGGAGAGAACGGCTACAACAGGCTTATTAGTAGTTGGAAGGTTATCTAAAGCTTTACTCAAATTCATCGAAGTTTAACTCCATCTGCGGATCAAGTCTACTAGGGTCTTGAATGTCTGCTTTAAGTCGCTGAATATAGATAGTAGCATCCATTAACTCTTCTTGCAAGTGATTGAGCCAATCCCATGTATCTAAATCCATGCGCTCAGTATCAGTCCCATACTTATTGCGCCCCACTTTAGCTCGGGCAAGATATTTACCTACCACAAACTTTACATTATTATCAATTTCCATTATACTACCTTTTTATAGTCAAGAGCGATTCTATGTACAATTCTCTTATCCATACCGTCAAACGCCCAACGTTTATGCAATGTAAGCCATTGCTCACTCAATACAATATCACCTACTTCCCAATCATGATGATACATGTTTTCCTCTTTTAAGGCAAGCTCCATTATATACGCTTTAAACTCTTCAAACTTCTCGTCTGAGTAGTCCTTAATTCCAAGCACTTGATAGAACGGGAAGTATATGCCTTCCTTACCTGCTGGGTTCTTATAGTAGAGATCAAATGGCTTTAACTCAGGCCATATCTTAGACCAGTCTTCAAATGATACATCCTCAACCGGAGGATTTTTCATATCAGATTTTAACTTAGCCAGTAATGCAGGATCAGGCTTCTTACCATCTTTGTGATGATTAGTTACAATATCAAGCGCGCTCCTGTATCCAATCTCATCATCTTTAAGTGTTGTCTTAAACCCAGCATGTACTTTAAGATCTTTCATCTTATATCGTTCATGCCTGCTCATACTGTGATACACTTTAGACATATTGAGCCAGGAAGTTCTACTTCCTTCTACACCTTGATCTGCATAGATCCATACCAGTGGATGTCTCTTATGCTTGAATGCTGCATTAACATGCCATTCGAGATCTTCTTTTCTACTAAACAGTCCAGGCTTACCTTCAGCATTAAGTGCTCCGGTTACTCTTGATACACCATCAGCAATAGATACATCTTTTAGGACTTCTTTCTTCTGCTCAGTGTTGTAGTGGCGTTCTACATCACCAATCTTAGAGCAAACCTCAAGCTGCTCATCTGGAGTGAGCTTCTGTCCTTTAATAACAATGCATAGATTGGATAATACTACACTACCGATAAGTTGCATTTCTGCATCTGTAGCTTGCTTTAAGTCTATATCACTAAACTCAACAACCCAACCATTTAATACCCTAACCTTCATTAAATCTCCTCGGCTACTCCTAGCACTTCAGCTGAAAACAATAGTAAAGCTGCGCCCTCGTAGCTACCAACATACAGGTAACCACAAGCAGCGAAGCGTAATAGGCTTTTAACAATACTAATATAAAAATGTCGTTTACTTGGATCTTTAGGTTCCATTATTGTCTCTCCGTCTTACGATGAGGAATCGTTTCCTCAACTAAGTAAGGGCAAATGCGTTCAATAACATCTTCGCTCGTTGCTCTTACAGGGTTAATATCAATACCACCTCGTCGCGTATACAAACAAGCAACTAGGATCTCGGTATCATCAGATAAAATATCTTTCAAGCGCTTAAAGATACATTCGCAAATCTCTTCATGAAAGTGATTCTCTTTACGCATTGAAACAATATACTGCATAAGCGATTCAGGAGTAACACAATCTTCACCTTGGATATGAATAAATACATCACCCCAATCCGGCTGATTAGTTACACGACAGTTAGATCGCAGCGCATTACTTGTCACCTGAAACGGCATAAAGCCAAGCATCGGTGCATGTTCGAGAATAGCTGGATCTTCGTTATAATGATCAAACTTAATTAACTCAACATCAACAATACTCTCCAAGCGAGCAAAGTGACCTAGCACAGGCGGCGGCGGTAGATCATTATCTGTATTATAATGAAACTTAACACCTACTCGGCAATCAAGCGCTTCACTCAAATCATGTGCAATCTTAGTCTCGGCCTTAGCAATAGCTTGACCTAAGTTCTTACCAAACTTATGCATATTGAAAGAGTTAAGATACAGCTTAAGCGATTTCGATTCAACAATGCAGTCACTATCAGATGGATATACCATCTTAACAACACCACTAACAGGGAAGCCGTTATCTAGGAGGAAGGATACTTCAAAACAGTTCCAGGTATCATAACCTACAAAAGGAAGATTATCTTCGTCAATATCATAGATAGTTCTATTCAAGTCACGAGGAACAGGAACAAGCAGACTAGGGTCTACTTTATCAGGAGTTACATACGGCTTTACAATACTGCCATCGCCTGCTTTACCGAGATGCTCGGATACAATTTCGTTTAGTTTATCTCTATTATCAGTCATTATGGTGCACCCACTACTTTCATTACTTGTTCGACTCGCGCTCTTACTGACCCTGTCAATACATGTACAGGTCTATTAATCTCAGAAAGGAGTCCCTCAAAAATCTCTACAATGTCATCTCTAAATTGAAGATCTGTAGAGCGTACTCCATCTTCAACAATATTAAACTCAGGACGAATATAAAATACATGATCATATTCATCAATAGTTTTCTCATAAATGCGTCTAGCTTTCTTTACAGTATCTTGAGTTACATTATGCTTTAGACTTAGATACGTAGTATATACTAGACCGTCAAGCGACGTACGATCAGTTAACATATTCTCATTCATAAAAATATTAACAATATGCTTTTGCATAATAAGCAATTGAGTTACATCAGAGCCAGCTTCATTAATATCGAAGCCCATCTCTCTAATCTCTCTAGTCACTTCATCACAAATCACATAGTCCTTAAACTTAGGTTCAGATCTCAATGCATTAAGCAAAGTAGTCTTACCTACAGACTGCGCTCCAGTAATTCCAATTCTCACACTTTACCTCTTAGTAACATCATCCACATCTTAATTGAGATATCTCTCAACTCTTTAATTAATTTATTCTCGTCTGTGCCCGGCTCAATATCATGAGATACAAACAATTGAATCTCGCCGCCATCAAGCTCATCAGTAACTTTATGAATTACTACACCAGTAGAAGGCAGTTTGAGATCAATAGCTTTACGCTGAGGATGAATACCGACCAGCTCAGGGTACTTGATAATATCACCAGGATGAACATTATACATACTCTCTTTGATACTATCACCATTAATTATTCTCAAATAGCCATGGAGGGTAACAATAGCATCATCAGGTAGATTTTTTAGCTCTTCTAGAATCTCTTTATGAGATAGGAGCTCACTTCTGCAATCAATATCACTATGCACTGTAGTACGAATTTTATCTACTAGTATTCTGTCAGGATACCTTCCAAGTCTTTCACAAACCTCAGCTAACTCGCTACCAGAGTTAGAAAATAAAGCTACCCACATACTTACCTCACCTCTATGTTATGCTTGAACATCTTTATATTATAGAAGATATCAGGTTCATTGGCAACTTCTTTATCAATCATAGTGAATAATTTAGTAGATGCCTTATCATCGAGTCCGTATATATCATATTGCGGCTGTCGTTCATACTTAATACCAAGCATACCATGCACAACAGGATTAGAAGTATCAATAGTATCAATCCATTGCCAGTTCTTATAGTAAGCAAACTCCTGAGGCAACCCTGCACCGAGCAAATGATGAGGCTTTGACTTATTGATTGTACCTGCCTCTTCCATCATACCTAACAAATGCTGACGACCTTTCATCCACGAATGATACTTAGACTGCTCATTAGGAAACTCACTCTCATACCAGCTATAGTCAAATGAGATAGCAATAATATCAGCATGCATGTTCATATATTTGTAACAATGATTGAGCTCATTCCAATCTTTACCTTGCACTACACCAATCTTTTTACCAGGTAGATCTTTATACTTCTTAATCCATGCATCAAAGTTCTTAATAGTACCTTCGCAATCTTCTAATACATCAGGTACAATATAAGCAGAAGGATTGAGTTCTTTAACATACTCGGCAAACTTATCTGCATCAAACGCTGTACCTAGTTCAAATATACTATTATCAAGAATAACATACCGACCACGTGCAACAGAGTCCTTAAAAAAGTCATAGTACTCATCACTCTCTTCAAATAAATGAACTAGAGCATAATCATAATCAGTTACATTACGAACTTTATTAATAATGCTCAGAGGAGCTTCATGCGCTACTCTCATATTCTTTCTCCTCAACCTTTACCGGCCGCAAACTGCTGCTGAAGGCTAATGTTATCGAAGAATTCCTTCTTCACGTCAGCATCATTAAACTGGCCACCTAGTACGGTAGTTTGAGTAAGACTGCTATGTGCCATAATGCCTCTGTTGGTACAGCAACCATGCTCTGCTTGAATATATACAGCTACATCTTGAGTATCAGTAGATCGCTTAATCTCTTTCGCGATATCATTACATAACTCTTCTTGAAGAGTTCCTCGACGAGCACACCACTGAGCAATGCGAGTATACTTAGATAAACCGATTACCTTTTCACCAGGCAGGATACCGATATATGCAACACCAGTTACAGGTTGATGATGATGAGAGCATACAGACTTTAGCTCAGACCGTACAACAAGCATGCCACTATAACGATCTTCACTATCATTCGGAAATGCAGTAGCATCAGGCTTCTTATCATAACGACCAGCCATCAACTCATTGATATACATCTTAGCTAGTCGTCGACCAGTATTCATTGAGTTAGGATCATCCTCGCGATCAATAAGAAGACTATCTAGTACGCCTTCAAACTTTTTAGTTAGTTCGTCAATCAAGAGTTCCTTCTCACCAGGATGAATACATTGACTAATATTATCACCAGCCCAATAACGATAAGCACCTTCTTCTAGACGCTGCTTAATTTTTTTACTTACTTCCATTATACATTTCCTTCATAAATAGCAGAGTTCGAACCATGCTCTGCGCATTCTGCTCTAACGCAATAACAACGATTATTAGTTGCTTCACGTACTAACTTATCAGCGAAGTTAAAAGCATGCTCAGCAAACTTCTCTGCACCAACACCATCCATAACTACAACTTCAGCAAGACCTAACTCTTGCAGTTCCATAAACTTATCCAAATGAGGATCATTTTTATCGATAGCAGTCTTATGATCAAAATGATCTTCTAACCACTTCTTCAAAGGCTTCAAGCCTCCAAAGTCAACAGCCCAGTTTTTATTATCAAGCTCTTCACAACCAAACGTAAACGTGAATGCTAAGCTATACCCATGCAGTAAATGACAATGTGAATGATCAGCATTCGGCTGACGAAATACTGCTGATAGTCCGATACTATGATTATAATGCTTTGTTGAATAATATGCCATGATTTATTTCTCCCACCAAAAGTTGACCCAGTCTTTATCTTTAGACCTGTCTATTGTTTTATGCCAAAAATCAGGCATGAAGTCCTGATCTGTATTTAATACGCAGCATGCGACACTTAGATTATTCATATCTAATTCCTCAGTTACTGCGCTCTCCCAATCGTTGATCAGAGCTTTAATAGTCTCACCACCGTCAATAATATCATCTACTAACAAGATATGCTGCCCCTCATTAATATCTTCTGGAATCCACCCATTGTGCTCTTGCTCAAAAGTATCTCTCAACGACCAACTGACAGCCGTTAATGGAATTCCTAATTTATATGATAGTCTACCTGCTAAGAAAAGGCCACCCCTAGCTATGCCTACAACACGATCAAATGGTTGACCGAGAGCCATGATGTTATTGTAGATATGATCTACGCCTTCGTTAAAATCTTCTTGTGTATAATTCATAATAACCAACTCACTAATACTCGTCGGCGGCCTTTAGTAACTAGTGCTACTTCATGCAATAATTCAGCATCATACGTTACTGATTCACCAACATTTAAATTTAAGACGACAGGTATAATACTTGATCCTTGCTCGTCATCCTTTTCAGTTTTTCTAATATATCTGTTTACATCAAACTCAAACTCATTATTCTTAAAATGAGGTAGATAAACAATCGTCTCACCGCCCTCTAAATCATCCGACTTATCAAGCATTGTAATTACAGTGCGTTGAGATTGCTCACCTACATCAGAATGACGTCTAGTAAATGAGCCTTTGTAATACTCTAGATAATACATTCTATCCGCATTCATGTTAAAATGGCTACTTAATTTTTCTCTATAAGTAGAATTAAGTGTGCTTGGGAATGATCGATAGTCAAGGTAAAAGAGATTGTGCAGTCGCTTTATGCGCTCATTTTCACATTCATCATATAGTTTATTAAGCTCAACAATCTCTTCATCATTAAAAAGCTTAAGCACTTCATAATTAGACGCCAATTTTATTTCCCCATAGATAAGTATGTACGCGAGCACTTACATTATATCCACGATTGAAAGCTTCAGTCGCAACGTCAGCATCACAAATCTTCTGACCTTCTACTGTAGCACCAGCAGGCATAATCCATACCGGCCAGTCAATACCATGGAATCGGAAAGCAGCTAGAATACTATCTAGTTCATTCCACGACTCATCCGTACCATTGATTACAAACTTAAGCTGAGCTTTGTGATGCACCTGACCATATGAAGCAACAACTTCAGGCTTAATAGCACGCTTAGATTCTTCACCAGCTACTGACCATAGTTTAGGGCTGATAGAAAGGAATAACTCGCCACCCCAGATATCTTTATACTCATTAAAGTATCTAATGAACTCAGGCGTTAGAGGTTGTGTACCATTAGTTTCATAAGTAACAAACTTAGGTAAGTCTCTCTCTGCCTCAAACGTCTTCATAATCTCTACTGAACACTCTTGCGCATGCTTCATTAAAGGCTCACCGCCAGTAAAGCACATATGCCGCTCAGTACCATTATAGTTAAATAGCCCTTGAGGGTTCCAGGGCCCGACCATTGCGCTTCTAATATTGCTAGCGATCTCGACAGGGTTACCCTTATGCTGTAATGACTTGAACCTCTTAGACCAAGAGTAAGATGAATCGCAACCAAACTCAAATACAGGAAGATCTTCCATCGACTTATATTGAGTAGGATCAATTTCTAAGTAAGGGAGTTCGTATGTATCAGGTTTAGTTGGTTCTTTTTGACCAAAACCATTGCACTGGAGATTACAAAGAAAGAATCTAAGCCAAGCAGTAGGTACACCAGTATAATGACCTTCGCCTTGAATAGAGTTAAAGATTTCGGAATAGTGATAGGTTTTATCTGACATTTAATGTCTCCTAGTTTTATTTAAGTTGTGGAAGGGCACAACTACCATCATGTATATATTATTTAGCGCGCGTTTTAAGTGTACGTAGTACCTTCTTCCACTTTTTTTCAAACCGCTCTTTGTGTATTGTATTTGCACGTTTGTAGTATGTAATGCCATCCAAATGATCCATCTCATGCTGAAATACTCGCGCGGCCATACCGTCAAATTTCTTAGTTACTATATTACCATAAGGGTCTTGAAAGCGCGCTCTAATAAATCTAGGACGCTTTACTTTAACCGTTAATGTAGGGTAGGACAAGCAAGCCTCGTCCAATGCAATCTCTTCATCACCATACATTGTAATCTTAGGATTAAAACATACCATAGGTGGCTCAGAGTACATAACAAATGCTCTTACATTTATACCGAGCTGATTAGCAGCAAGACCGATGCCGCCATTATTTTTCATTTCAGTAATAAGAGTATGAGCAAGTTTAACAGAGTCAACACCATGAGGTTCATTGAAGTTGAACTCAGGCACACGATGATAGAGCATATCATTCTGGTGGCCAAATAAGATACTAACACTGCTCATGCTTAATGCTCCGTAAGAAGAGTAGTAGGCACATTAATGCTATCATCAATAAGAATTACAAACTGGCCAGTCTTCTTATCTACTCGATTACCGAAGTCATCATAGTACCAAGATCTTGTCTCAGGGTTATGATCGGTTGGTTGTACTTGTTTATAAATCATTTCACTCATGCTGCTATCCTACTAAAGTTTTTATGCTTCTCAAATTTAATGATATTATTGAACTTATCAATAAGTTGGTCGCCCTTATGACTTATTATAAACACATTCGTATCAGAAGTCAACTCATTTAGGATCTTTAGGAACTCATCAGTACCAGTAGTATCAAGAGATGAATCAAACACCTCATCCATAATAAGCAAATTCGTAGAAGCACTGTTACGAATCTTAGCTACAGTTCTCCAAGTAAATAGCAATGATAAATCAATACGCATCTTCTCACCTTCTGAGAAAGAGGCATAAGAGAACTCATCTCGG